TGTTCGGGTTCGACGCCTCTCAGTTCGCGACGAAGACTGGCACTGCTGAACTTGACCTGCATTGGCAGCGTAGGTGGCTGTCCCGCTATAATCAAAAAACGAGAGATCGGGTACAGGAAACTAATAGTTTCGGGGTAGCTTTTGACCGGCAGATTGATGATATTAAGGTTACAGGAATTGGCCTACATGGAGGATTTTTTATCAATTTTGGGAACAATGCTAAGATAGCTGACCTCAAGATTTCATGGAGGAATCTTGAGCCTTATGAATTGCACGAGTGTCCTACGCTGGACGAAATCAGGAAATGGGTTCGAGATGGGAAAGTGGCGTTTCGTGAAGGCCCTTTACCGGATGGTATTACCAAGCTCACGATTTCGAATGCCACATTTCTTTATTATGGCAAACTTGGAGATGAGCCGATGGATTGTGTGTACCCTTATGCGGTTTTTGACGCCATGGCTGAAAGCGACCATGCGACGAATGCCGTTCAGTTCCAGTGTCCAATGACGTTGTCGCCCGATAACTGGAAAGTTCTCAAATAGCAGCATCCAGTTGGCCGATTTCCGCCTCCAGCGTTTCGATTTTATCCGCTAAAATTTCCTGTTGGACGCTGCCGTCCACGCAGTCGTCATGCTGCCGCTCCAGATCGAGCAACTTTGCCTCAAGCTGTTCTTTTTTGTTGGCCGACACCGCCGGGCGCACTTCTTCCTCCAAATGAGCCAGCGGCCTGTTGTGACCGAAGATTTTCGTTTTTTCATACCGGCCATGGCCGCAGCGCGTGATCCATTCGCGGCGCGTCCACGCCGTGATCACAGCGTGCTCGGCTTTTCTGTCCACCCCGAGCGTTTCGCGCAGTTGATACAGATCAAATTTATCTGGTAGACGTTTTCCGGCATCGGTATACGCGCCGGAGTTGAATTTTCCATTTACAGTTGATGTATACTGCGTGGGCGTACTGGAAAAAGTGACTTCATCTTGGGCGTTTGTAGACGACGCTGGTTCGGGAATTGTTCTTTGTGGAACATTTTCAGCGGGCGTTTCAGGCTGCGGCTCCGCGTCTTCGCTACCGAGAAAATCATTCACTTCCGCAAGCTGGGCTTGAAGATCGGCGATCTCCGCTTCGAGCTTGTCCTTTACCTCTTGGAGCGCCAAGACAATGTAGGTCGATAAATTTTTTCGCATACGTCTCAAAAGAACTGCGTTCTTTGAATTGTAAGCGTAACTACAGATCAGCAAGTAAATGGCCGGGCTCCCGTGTGGGATGTCCCGGCCTCGTAGTTAGTGGATATGGAACGAGAATTTGATGGCTGCCCGCTGCGCCGCACGTTGTTGGCCAAGCTTAACCACCAGCGTCGCCTCGCCATTGGCGCGCTGGCGCAATTATTTGATGACCGCACTGCACTGCGCAGAGCAGTGGCACTGCGCTGGAACGAAATTGCGGAATATGTGGCGTACTGCGACCGGGAGGAATTGCCGCAGTTGATGCGCGCGCTGCATTTGTGGAGAATGCAGTCACCATTGTCCATGCCGGGGTTGAATGATTTAGTGCGGGAACCGGACGCGGCGGAGTACAGCCGGAATTAGTTAATGAGCACGTACCGCGAAGACGATGAGGCAAATCAGCCCGGCAAAAAAAGTGCCCACCATAAACCAAAAAGCTGTATCGAGAATACATTCGACCGTGGTCGGAGAAAATCGCACGCGCTGTCCATGCGCGATTTTTGCCCATTTTGCTGACGTATAGTAAAACACCATTCCACAGGCGATGGAAAAGAACAGAAGCGCCCACGCGAGATAGGCCCAGCCATTGAGTTTTGACAGAATTGGCTTGTCCTCCGGGACACCGAGAAATGACCGGAAAAATAGGATCGGCAATACCAGCGAAGCGGTGGCCAAATTAACAACGGTATCCACGACTTTTTGGTACCGCTCGTTTACTTCCATTCGCCATTTCTGGTCTTCTGATTTGGGCATCGCCGCATCATTAAACCCACATATCCATCTGCGGCAAGCGGTTTTTAGTGTTGTAGACGCAGCAGATATGATTGGTCGTTCAATTGTTTCCGAAAATGGAGGAGTGAAACGTGTTCTTATTGGCGTGATTCGATTAAAATTTACTCACCGGCGTCCGCCTGCGGTTTCCCCAACCGCCGTAGTCGAATCACACCCGGAGAACGAGCCATATTGCATCCGGGAATCGGGCGGACGCCTTTCAATTTTTGATCCATGATGCCGAGCCACGCCATCCGCCGATTTCTTGAGCGCTATTTTGATGTCGTGCCGACGCGATCTGACAATCAGGAAATCGTATTCGTTTGTCCCGTACCGGGCTGTGGTGACCAATCAGGGCATCGTGGGGTAAACGTGTCCAATGGCCTGACGTATTGTTTCAAATGCAATCGTGGCGGACACATTGTGCCCTTTCTTCGGAATTTGGGGTACGATGTTGAACCGCTGCGGGGGATCAAGTTTTGTCCCGGTGTAAAACGTGATCCCGGCAGTGCCGTTTTTCCCAAGTCGGTGGAATTGCCGCAGGGATTCACCACGCTGGCCGACGATGGGCCAATCGCTGGCCGTCCTCACTCGGTATACTTTGATCTGATCGAAAAAATGGCGGTGCGAAAACGACTTTTGATTCGGGATTTAATTGAGGCGAAGGCCGGGTATACACGAGTCGATCCACGCTGGGAAGCCTTCTGCATCTTTCCCGTCTATAGTTATGGCCGTGTCGTCTACTTCCAAGGCCGCGCGTACGATGACAGCGATCCAGACCAGCCGAATAAACGCTTTCCCACCAAGCAAGAAACCGGGCTCGGAGCCTCATTTTGGATTTATGGGGAGGATGAATTGATCCTCCGGCCCGATGTCAGGCGAGTTGTGGTTGTGGAGTCTATTCTGAACGTCCTGTCACTTCGTAAAAAATTCCGTGCTGAAAACATCACCGACACGGCTGTGGTCTCCACATTCAGTTCCCGCGTCAGCGACTGGCAATGGCCACGGCTGTTGCGGGTGCCAACGCTGGAAGAAATTTGCCTGCTGTTTGACGCCGACGCCACCGACAAAGCGTGGGACGAAGCACAACGTGGCCGGGTGCGACATCTGCGGGACGTGCGGATTTCCATTGCCGAAATGCCATACGCGCCGGAAACCAAAGCCGACCCGAATGACGATCCAGACGCAGCATACACTGCATGGCAAAACCGCACCGAATTCAGCACCTACGCTTTAATGAAAAGGAAGGCCCTAAAACTTTATGCAAAACGTTAGTTTCGAAGACGCAACGCTGGCGTGCCTGATTGTCGCCACCGATGAATTTAATTGGGCGCTCGTGCGTGAATACGCCGAACAATTCCAACAACTCGCGCACAAGGAAGTGGCCTGTCGTTTGGCCGACTTTTTGGAGCAGAAGCACGAACCACCCACGTGGGCGGCCCTGCAAGATGCAGTGATGCGGCATTTGAATCGAATTGGGGAAGATACTTCAGACACAGTTGTGTTATTCGAGCGCTTGCGCGCCGTGGATGTGACGAAGGAACTGCCGGTGGTAAAGGAGACCGTTTACAAGTGGCGCTCGGAGCGCGTTTTGAGCGCCGCGATATTGGAGTATACGGAAGCGGGCGAGCACGGCTCGGAGGAGGAAAAAGCGGCAGCAGTCAAAGCCCTTTCCGTGGCGGTCGCTGGCTTGGACACCATTGGGAATCAAAAATACGAACTGCGTAGCGCCTTTGATTTTTTGGATTTGGAAATTCCGGCCAACGCCTGCCTGCTTGGTGACGACTTCCTCTGCCGTGGTGACGGCGCTTTGTATATTGGGCCAACCTCTGGCGGAAAATCCACCAGCAGCCTGTTGCAGGACATTTACTGGGCCGCAGGCCGTGAAGCCTTTGGCATTCGCCCAAGCAGCCCACTGAAAACGCTGCATGTACAGGCTGAAGACAACGACAAAAAAATAAAACAGCGTGTTGTAGACATTGTGCAGGCGGTGCAACAGGGGCCAAAACCGTTTACCGACGAAGAACTCGAATTGATTAACCAGAATACGATCATCATCCATTGCAACGACCTCACCGGGGAAGCGTTTCTTGGCCAGTTACGCCAGTGGCTGCGCGAAACGAGGCCAGACATTGTCCGCATCAATCCGGTTTTCAGCTATCTGGGCGGCGACGCCTCAGACGCCAAGATCGTGACGCAGTTTTTACGAACTGGGCTCAATCCATTGCTTTCCAAATTCAATTGCGCTGCCGTTTTGGTTCATCACCCACCGAAACCAAAACGTGCTGATCAGTCGGAAGTAAAAATTTCGGATTACTCGTATACCGGCTTTGGCTCAAGTGAGTTTGCGAACTGGGCGAGAGCGATTCTCGCGTTTGAAGCCAGTGCGGTATACGGCCTGTTTCATTTTGTGGCCTGCAAGCCCGGCCCGTCGTTGTCATGGCGGGATGAAATGGGCAGACCGACGCCAGAAAATTATTTCGCGTGGGACAATGGCTCGTGGCGGCAGGCCAATGAGGACGACCTGCGTGAACTGGAAGAGGCCAATGCCATGGGCAAGAATAGCCACAAGCGCGCCGGGGCAAAGCGCACCTTCAACGATGACCTAATACTGGAACCCATGTGCACGCCGGATGGCGTCAAGAATGCAGACGACCTGCTGACGAAGCTACAGGCCAAATGGGGTGCCAAAGCACCCGGACGGGCAACCGTGTTTCGCCGGTTCAGTGTGTTCCAAGAGCAGGGGCTGATCGGTCAAAACTCGGAAAACTGCTGGATCAGACTCTCGTCTCACAATGGATTGCGAGATTTGCAGAAATTATGAGACAAAGAAAACCCGCATGAATACTGGCTTGTCTCATTGTCTCACAATTCAATTTTTAACAATTATGAAACACGGTTTGTCTTCTTTGTCTCACATGTCTCATAATCCCCCCTACGTAGTAGGGGGATGAGACATGAGACATGAGACAAACTGCCGATGCCGGAGGGAGAGACAAAACGAACATGAAAAATAAAAAGCAGCAACCCAAACCTGAGACCTCCAAACGCCCACCCGGAGTCACTGTAGATTTGGAAACGCAAATCAAGCTGTACGTTCACCGGAACTACCCAATGGTCGTTGATCCTGCGTTAACTGAAGCGTCGGGGAGTAACACTGGTTTATTCCGGCTCCCGGTAGAGATTATCAACGGCCACGTTCAAAGGCGGAGGAAGCAGGGTGCCACTGAAGCCGCCATCGACGTGGAACTGGATTACCTGCTGGAATACTTCAAAAAGTGCTGTGGCGAGTTTGGCTCATGAATTACAAAGCTGAAGCCTTGCGGTTGGCCGGTTCCCGATTTGAAGTTTTCAAAAATTGGGTTGAGACGGCTTCGTACAATGAAGTCGTAAAGGAGTTGGACAGCCGTAGGCACTTTAACCCTGAGGTGCCATCGCATGACCCAGAAACGGAATTGCTGAGACAGCGGTTTCTGGCTTTGCTCGCAGAGGAATAACGCGGGCAGCGTAATTCCGTTCTCGTCGTGTGTAGTTACAGCATGACGACGAACGTGGACACATTTGATCGCGGGCAGGCCAAGCAAGCACTGATGCAGCTTGAGCCACATGAGCTAATCAACTGGCCACAGTTGCTTGCAGGGCTAATGCCCGGCGTCACTGTGGGGCCGCCCTACCTCACACGTGTGTTGCGTTCGGTGCGAGCCATCCCGATTACCGATCCAATGCAAGCGCTGAGGGCGTTCGATTCTTCTTCAATTAAATCGGTGTGGGACGAGGTATACGCCGCACCGCCCTGGTCAACAGAAGAATTTAACAAGGAATCTTTTCCCGATGGCCAAAAGCCCGCTGGTCGTGCCACTTCGTACAAAAAGCATGGGAAAATCTTGCCGGGCAAAGCCCAAAATAAACTCGGATGACCGCATTAGACACACCAGCCGATCTCGAAGCTTTGGAGGCACCGGGCAAGCCAGTAAAGAGTGCGTCCACCCTGCCTAAGCAGAAGCGTGGCCGTCCGACTGGCCCCGATTCGTTTCTGCCGCGAGTGTTCGATTCTATGAGCCAGTGTTCTTCAGCCACCGGCATCCCGATCAGTTTCCTGAAGCAAGCGAAGACGGCTGACTGCGCTGCCTTCAGGCATGGTCGAGTTGATCTGGTCGAATTTTTGCGCTGGCGTTTTGGTCAACCGGAGGACGCTGTCGAAGACTGGGGTGCTGAACTTCAGCGCTACCGTGCTTTACGCGAGCGAATAAAACTGGATTCGGATCAGCAGCGTGTCATCGACCGCTCTGCTGTTCAGACGGCGCTCGCCAAAGGCATGGCCCTCTTGTTTCAAAAAATCGACAACGAATTCGGCCTGATGTTGCCGCCCGCGCTGCGTGGCCTGCCCGAAGTCGAAATCCAAAAGCGCCTGCTGGAAGCTGCTGAAACTTTCAAGTCTACACTGCGGGACGAACTCCAAGCGCTCGCTGCTTCAACTCCGAATGTAGACGCCGAAAAATCCGACCAAAGTATACAACAAAAATGAAACCAAATATAACCGACGAGCAAATTAACGAAGCCATCCAGTCGACTTTATCCGACTTCCCGGACGATGCCCGCGACGCCCGCCTGCACAGCGATGCGGCGAGTTATCTGTTTTTGTCCAAGGCCGTCATGCAAAAGCTGCCACCTGCCACCATGACTGACGCGGACGCCATCACGCGCCTGTTCCTGCTCTTCGGTGAACAGCGCATGAGCGCGATGTTCGCGGGCGATATGTCCAATCCGGGGGGAAAGCTGCCAGCTTTTGTAGACATTATGGTCGAGGCCGTAGAATTGGGCGCGAAGTTGGCAACCAGCGTGCATACGCAGCGGCCCATCGCTCCTGATGTTTCGCCCGTTATTCCGGCTCGCCCAAAATTCCTGATGGAAGTTTCCTAAGTGACGACACTTGACCAAGCATGGGTGTTCCAGCAGTGGGTAGCGGCTATCCCGATACCCATTCCTACTTCCGTTGTCGCGTGGGCTGAGCGCCGCGTCATCATTCCGGGGTCGGCGCGCAGCGAGCGCTATGAAAGCAAAATCAGTCCATGGTTGAGCGAACCAATTGAGCGCTGCGCCGACGGTACGCGCTCCGTAGTTTTGATCAAACCAATTCAAAGCGGCGGCAGTCTCGCGGCGGAGATAGCTTTGTTTTACTGGCTGACCATCTGGAATGGCGGTGACGTTTGTTTTTATATGCAGAACGACGCCGCTGCCAAGGATCGCTGGCGTCGTCGACTGGAGAAACGTATACGCGCTTGCGATCCGCTCATGGCCCGCACGTCCGAAGACAGGTTCAAATTTGTAAACTGCGAAATAAATTTTCCACATTTGAACCTCGTAGTGCAGGGAGTGAAGAGCGACCGCAATGTGGCGTCAGACAGTTTTCGCGGAATAATTCTGGAGGAGGGTGGCTACTCACCGGGCCGAATAGACCAAGCTTTTGGCAGGCAGGGCGCGTACTGGAACGCCGTCGCTTACCTCATCAGCAACGCGAGCCGACAGAATGATGAGCTACACAAAAAATTCAAAGAGGGTACGATGCAATACTGGGAAGTTTGTTGCCCCACCTGCGGCGGTTATCGCCAGATGCACGCCAAGCTGCATGAGGACGGCTCCGGCCTGCATTACGCCCATGAAGAGTGCCTGCTGCCCAGTGGCGATCTCGATTACAATAAAGTCTTAAAGCTCGGAATCTATTACCAGTTCGAGTGTGGGCATAAAGTTCGAGACGATGCCATGGAGCGCCGGGCGCTGTCTTTTTCCGGGCGCTACTCCGAGCCAACTAATCCCGCAGCCATCCTGACAGCACGTTCGTATACTTATGAAAAGGTCGCCGTGGATTATTGCCGTTGGGTCGAACTGATTCAGCGCAAGCACCGGGCGCGCATGGCTAAAAAGCTGGGTGATCCATTACCTTGGACGACTTATCTAAGAGAGGAGGAATGCAGCTTTGTCGGCCCCAACGATCTGTATACGAAGACCCAAAAGGCGATTGCCTTCTCACCCGTAAAGAAGAGTCGCCAAGGTATGCCCGGTCGCACGGCTCGCTACGCGGCCATTGATAAACAGAAGGGCGTCACTGACCGCAATGAATTGCCGCATTACTGGATGGTCATACGAGATTTTGACGACGCCGGAAATTCACTTTTGGTTTTTGAAGGCAAGCTGTTAACCGAGGGTGAGGTCGTTGGAACCATCCGCGAGCATCAAATCGAACCCTTTTTCGTTTGCGCTGATAGTGGTTACGATGCAAAAGGAAAAGGCGATAGTAGCGAAGGCGTATACAATTTTTGCCTCGCGCACGATTTCAACTGTCTCAAGGTCGCGGGCAAGTCCGGTTTCAAATGGGAAGATGGTTCCTACCGCACTTATTCTGAGCCAGTGTTGCTACGAAACTTTTTGGGCCAAGAACTGGAACTCGAAGAGGGTGAACCGGAATTTTTCCACGTCGCGAAATGGGGGATCATGTCCCGTCTGGATTGGGTGCGAAATCAATCGACGATAAAATGGGAAGTCCCGGAGGACGTGTCCGATGACTACAAATCCCACTTGGATGAAAGCTGGACGAAAATTGAGAAACGTTCCCCGAACGGTGAGATCATCGTCGAACCCAAACAGGTTAAAGATCGTGACGATTTATTACAGTGCGAATGCTATGTGATGATGATGGCAGAGATGGACGGACGCATTGGCGTCCGCCTGCTGCCACCGCTGCCGGAGATCGAATCCAAGGAGATCATCGCTGCGTGAAACCCCCGTATACACGAAATGACATCGCCATGATGTTTAACCTCTCCGTGCGCCAAGTCCGCGACAACGAAAAGAAACTGGGGCTGGACAAGGCGCGCATCGAGGTTAACTCCAGAGTCGTCCGGTACCGTTCCACCGTCGTCCTTCGGATACTTCGGACGTACGAACTCGTCTGAAGTCGTACGAACTCGTCCAAACTCGTATCTACCATTTTTGAGGTCTTCGCCATGAAGCTATTTCGTGGCCATTCTACAGGCTGAAATTAAGCGGGGTTTTCTTCGGAGTTTGTACCGTCAGACTTCCGATACGCTGACGCTTTTCGCCGTGCTGGAGTCCTTTCAGGATGCCGACTTTGCTGCCGTCAAAAGCGGGAAGCTGATCACCGCCACTTCCAGTGAGGGCATCAACGTCCAGTATGCGGCTCCATCCCTTTTCACCACGTTCACGCAGGATCAGGTTTTTTCCCTGAGCGAAGAACTGATCGCGCTGTACGAATCGGTGGTGGCTGATCTCGCCGCCGTCGGAAACAACAGCCCGACGGACGCCGACATTTTCAACCGGATGATCGCCAGCAACGCGCTGGCCACCGTCACGGAGGAATACTCCAGCTACACCACCGCTTTCTGGCAGGGCCGATGAAACTCTTTTCCACAGTCAAAAGTTGGTGGTCAGGTCTTTTCAAAAAGGACGATCCTCAAGCGCGATTCGAAGGCGCGATTACCCCGCTGGACGAACCCGCGATCCCTTCCAGTTGGCAAGATGCCGAGTTCGATGGAACGCCCGGCGTGCGGATCAGAATGGCCGCCGACGCCCGTCACTGGGAACAAAGCTCCGCGCTCATCAACCGCATCGCGGACTTGTTCGAAGAGTTCACTGTTGGCCCTGCTGGGCTGAGACTCATTCCTAATCCGGGCAACAACGATGACGATGACGACGACACGCCGGATGAATCGGTGGAAGCTTGGAAGCGCGTCGCAAAAAAGAAATGGAACAAATGGTGCGAGCATCCCGAAGTTGATTCGAATCGCGGCTTTGCCGAATCGCAGGCGCTCATGGCGCGCAACTGGATGATCTCAGGGGAAATTTTCATAAAAAAAGTTTACGCCAAAAACGACACGGGCAAAAAGCAGCCTTACATCCAGTTGATCGAATCTCACCGGGTTGAGACACCCAATTCCTTGTCAGGAAATATCGTCGGCTCCGCGATCCACGACGGCATTGAACTGGACGACAACGGCATCATCCAAGCCTACTGGGTTCGCAAAACCAGCAACGCTGTCATTCCGCCGTGGGGCAATAGTTACTTTTCATTTTCGTATTCCGCGTATACCGCCGCTGTGGAGTGGGAAAGAATCCCAGCGGATGAAATGCTGCACCTGTATGAAGCCGGTCGTCCGCAATATCGACGCGGTTTGACCATGCTCTATCCGGTTTTGCGCGACCAGTCAGATTTGCAATTGCTTCAGAAGCTCGAAGTGGATACGGCAAAAGCTTTGTCCGAACTGGCGCTGGTATACATCACCAAGACGGGTGAATTGCCGAAGGCCAACGGTGCTTCGGCGGTGCGTCGGGCACGTTCAGCGACCACCACGGATGCAGCCACCAACGCGGTAGTGCAGTCGGAACCTGTGTTTCATTCTCTTTCGCACAAGGGGGGCAAGCGCATCTCGCTAAATCCCGGAGAGGACATAAAGAGTATCGACGTGGACAGGCCGACCACGACCCAGCAATGGCTCTGGGAATATTTAATTTGGAAAATTTGTGCGGGCACGGGCATCAGCCGACTGGTCGTCGCACCGCAGGCACCGGCGCAGGGCACGCTCGTACGTTCTGATCTGGATGTGCAAAGCCGATTTTTCCTCTCGCGTTCGATGATCATCCAGAAACTTTGGATTGAAATTTATCGTTTCTACATGGGTTGGGCCAAGGACTTTGACCGCGACCTGAAAGGCGCTCCGGCTGATTGGGACGCTGTAAAAGTCCGAGCCCCCAAGAGCATCTGCGTAGACCTCGGTAGAAATTCTCAAGCGGCCATCGCCGAAATTGCCGCTGGCCTTCGCACCCGTGCCGATTGGTTCGCCGAAAATGGCGAAGACTGGGAAGAGCAGATGATGCAATGCGGCAAAGAGTACGCTAAAGCCAAGACTATTTCCGCCCAGACCGGTGCTCCCGTCGAATACTTGCTGGGCATCGTCAATAAAAACCCGGCCCAGCCCGCACCGGACGACAGCAGCGATGACGCTGGCCCGCGTCCGCCGCTCGTTCCCGACAAGTCCGCCAACGGATTTTTCCACCGTCACCGCCTGCAACTACGCGTATGAAAACAAATTCCGAAAATAAAACCGCCTCGGTGAAGCGAATCACGCTGCCCAAAAGCATTTTCAAAACTGCCGAGGTTGCCAAGGCAGCCGCCGGGCAGCGGGGTTTCAAAATCGTGGCCGCCAGTGAGACCAAAGATAATTTCAGCTTCGCTGTCTCCGCCCAGTACGCCGACGACAGCCTGCTCTATGCCTGCTCCAGCCTGATCTCTGCCTGTACTTCGGCGATCCGGGAACTGGAGGACGAAAATGAACCCGTCACGGAAGCCTGCTCCGCAGTCATCGTCTGTGCGACGGTTTGCTCGCAGCACTTCCAATACTTTGATGACTCCAGCCTCGCGGCCCGCATTGGTGCCTGCAACGAGCTTTCCATCTGCTGCGAAGCTTTGATCGAAGCGCTCGCAGGCGCGGATTTTGACGGTGCAGTTTCACTGTTGAGCATTGCCCAGAACTGTCTGGCCCAATGCGCGCTCACCGCCGGTGACGAAGCGGAGGAGGAAGACGGCCCGGCTCATCCTGAGCCTGAGAACGCACCGGCAGCGGAGCCCGCGATTACGTCCAAAGCCAAAGTTTCCAAAGTTGGTTTCAAAAATGTCCAAGCCCGCCGCAATCCTAATTGGCTCAAGGTTGTGGCTCGCGCCAAAGCCAGTGACGACGCCCCGGAAAATTTCGCCATGTTTATCGACGGGTTGATTGGTGAATCTTTGGAAGATGATTCCATGGTGGCCGCAACGGAGTTTAAGAATGCACTCAACAAAATCCCCAAAGGGTCAGCCATTGACCTCTACATCAAATCACCCGGCGGAAGCGTCGTCGACGGATACGACATTTTTTCCGCGCTTCAAGCGCGAAAGGACGAAGTCACTGTCCATGTTGTCGCAGCGCTGTCGATTGCTTCCATTATCGCACTCGGAGGAGGCCGTGTCCTCACTGCGCTCGCTTCCGAATGGATGATTCATTCGCCGATGTGCGGTACCTACGGCAACGTAGACGACCACAAGGGGAGCATTGCCATGCTCAAAAGCTTTGGCTCCGGCATGGCGGATGTGTACGCCGCAAAATCCGGGCAGGACAAGGACACGATCCTTTCCATGATGTCTGCGGAAACGTGGCTGACCGGCAAAGAGGCCACCGAATTGGGTTTCGCTGACGCCATTGATGAATCGGCTGATGAATCCGAAGTGGCCACCGCCTGCGCTTCCATGCTTTCCGCCTGTCAGTCGGAAAAAGGCGAGCCCAAGTACGCGCTTGCAGCTTTTTATTCAATTTCCGGGTCTCATGCGAAACCCGGCGTCGCTGGCACCGCCGCCAGCAAATCAACCAACCCACAAAATATGAAAGTACCCACAACGGCGGCGGTAACTCCGCCCGACAATACACCGAACTTTGAACAGCGCTTTAACGAAGAGCGCAAAGCCCGCATCACTGCCGAGGTAACGCGGCGCGCCGAAGGAAAAGTCAAAAACGAACACATCGAATTCTGGGTGAGCAACGCCCTGAACACCGACAACTTGGAAAGGGAACAGGCTGTCTACACCATGATTGACGAATTGCCTGCGGCCAAAGCTCCGGCGGGTAATCCCATGGCCCCGGAACTCTCGCAGTCTGCTCCCTGCAACATGCGCGTCACTTCGGCAGGCAAGGTCATCCAGATCGGCATCAAGCCGGAACAGCAGCACCTGCCCATGGCGCGTGCCATGACGGAAGGGATCAAGACGCCGCAGGCGCGCCGCAATGTGCTCATGCGCGATTGGAACGGCCTGATCGCCCAGTGTATGCTGGAAGACAAACGCCGTGGCATCACTGAGCCGGAACGCAGCCCAGTGCAGGCAGCAAATTCCTACACCGCAGGTCTGATCACGGATTATCTCCAGATGGAGGCTTTGACGATCCTGATCAATCAATGGGCCGCGCTCCGTGCGTTTACCAGAGACTTCGGAGTCGACGCCTATAAACCCCTGAGTACAAGCCAAATCCGCTTTATCGTTTCTGGGTCGGCCACCCGCACTGGCACCGCATCCGATCAGATCACGGATTACGAAGCCAACGCGGACACAACAACAGTTCCAGTTCCAGTTGTAATGCAGCACATGAGCAAGGGCATCGTGGTGACGCAGGACGATCTTATGAGCGGTCAGCGGCTGGAGCAGGCAGTTCAGTTCGCCCTCGGCACACTCGCCAATTCCGTCATCAGCGCGGCGCTCGCCCCACTCGTGACGGGTGGACGTGATACCAGCGGCAATTTGGTTGCCTTCAGTGCGGGCACCTACAATGCCGTCGTTACCGGCGGCACGTTTGGCTGGAGCACGGACATGCCGCGTCTGCGTGGCTATCTGGCGAAGAGCCCAATAAAATCCGCGATTCTTGACCCGGCCTTTTACTCATTTCTGAGCAACCAGCCAGCATTTTTTCAGGCCGGTTTGGACGGCAGCGGACGCGACACGCCAATTCGTTTCGGAGGCTGGTCGGACATCCAAGAAAACAGTCTATGGCCCGCCCTCAAGTACGCTGGCAATAACTCGGTCGCGGGCCTCGTCTGCAATCCGCAGGCAATCGGCGTGGTGGCCGGTCTGCCGCTCACTATGCCCAACTCAAGCAATGTCTTGAACGAGACGATCACCCAGATTCCCGGCCCGGATATTTTCGTGGCCAGCTACAACTGGATTTCGCTCGGCAAACGCGCACTGTTCGCCAGCTATGACCTGATGTTTGGTGCGGCGGGTGGCGATGCCACGGCAGCCGCGTTGCTCTTCAACGGTGCTGGCCCTCGTTCTTAATCACAGGTCACGTAGTTATTACAGCGGGCGGCAGTTTGTTCCGCCGCCCGCTTTTTGCTCAAAATGTCAGTGACACTCACAGCGGCCCAACAAGACCTCGTGCTGGCCTTCCAAGACCAACTGGGAAGGTTCGGCCACGTCATGTCCAGCGGCACGAACAGTTTTCCCTGCACCGTTATTGCCATGAATCCGGTGGACATTGCCATGTCGGAACTTTTCCAAGACAAAAGGGAAGTCAGCGTGGTCACGGCATTAAAAACTGATTTACCCAGCGGCATCGTGGCACAATCCACTTTCACTGACGAAAATAATCAGTCATGGACGGTGATGCAGCGCGAGAACAACTCCAGCACGATCTGCACAAAATTCTGGGTGGTGCAGCAGACCGACAAGGATCACTGATCATGGAAGCCACCGTTTCAGTTGACGTTTCGAAGTTCAACACTGGCTGTATTGTATACGCCACTGAACTGCGTAAAACTCCGCGTGAAGTCGTGACCGAACAGGCTGGCCTGTTGATGTCCGATCTGGGCAGGAATTTGCCGCCTCGTGATCCTGAAAAAACAAAGGACAGCATTGAGAAAGGAGTTAATAAAAAGTTTTCCATTCTGGGCACCAGCACGGTCGACAACACTTTCGTCTTAGGTGGTGGGGGCAAGGCTGGTCACGGAGACGTGCTGTGGATTGGTTCAACTTCTCAAGCTCTTTTCGGCATCGCCAAAGACGCCGACATGACGAAGGCCAGCCCTGAAGATTTACGAAAGCTTTACTACAGCCTCACCGGCTCCGCCAAGCAGCGCATGGGCCAGCGTGGCAAACAGAAAATTTACATATCGCAAAAGGTCACCACGAAGGAAGCGACCCGCGCCAAGCTCATCAAGCTCATTCAGGACAGGGTCGGTCTATTGCGGGCGTCGTTCTGTGTTGGTTATTCCGAAGTCGGAGGCAAACAGCGCATCCCGGCATGGGTGATGAAGCATGTCACGTCAGGAAAGGCCAAGGGCAGCTTTATCAATGGTTTGGGCATTCCCTACAAAGCTGAGTTCACGCTGGTCAGCAACGCCGCTGGTGTGACGGATGAGAAGAGCACCTATTTCTTGCAGGGTGCGTTGAACCGGCGTGGTGAGGCGATGATTTCCAGAATTGGCTACCTGCAAAAGCAGGCCAAAACGAAAGCGGGGTTTAACTAACATGCTCGGCACCGCTTTAGATTTTGAGGGTGTAGTGGAGAACGCGATAGCAACGCTGTTGCGATCAAACGGCTTGACCGTGTTTATTTCAGGTGAAGTATACGACTTCCAAAAAGACCGGCCACGCGTTCAGGTTCAGTACACTCACGGCCCCGGCAGATTGATTTATGCCAACCCGCAGGCACTGCCTGCTGATCTCGCAGGTCAGAAAATTGAAACGGCGTGGGCCTCGACGCTTCACACCACGATTGTCACGTCGGCTGACGCCACAGGCAAACAGGATCAATCTGACATTCGGTCAACTCTCCGATTTATTTACATGAACCTTGCTCCCCGGTTGAACGGCAACCTGCTCACGGTTCATAAATTCAATCTGGCCAAAGACGCCGGTTCAACTCGTGGCCTGCATCCGCAGGACAGCAACTCGGAGATTCTTCAGCTTGTGCATGAGATTCAGATCAGCCTCCACGAGTCGGTCTGGTCATCGTATGAACGCATTACGCAGGACGGCGCGGTCAGAGTCAGCGCCATTCGAATCACCAACTGACCATGCCGACGATTTTCAAAAAAATCACTGACCTAACTCCTGCGGTGGTCATTACCGGGACGGAAGTGATGGAGTTCGTTCACAATCCCGGCGGCCCGGAGGAGGAGTCACAGAGTATCACTTCAAACGCCCTGATCACCCATATCGCGGCGGGCCTGACTTTTACCGTCGATATAGTTATGGGTTCGCCTGACGGCGTGACGGCGGCTCTTCCCGGAAAACTGGTGTTCGACAATACCCCGCCCGGTGCCCTGTGGATTAAAACCAGCGGCACGGATGCCAGCGGCTGGCTGCAATTGATATGAGATATGCACTTATCTTTTTAATTGCGCTGTTCCTTTCGCTGTCGGCGTTTGGCGCTGGAATCACCGTCAGCACATCCAATGGCTTCTCGGCGAACCAGATTTTGCTAAACCCGACTTTTACCGGGCCGGTGACCTCCACAAATCTTGACGCAAAGTACGGAGCATTTGCCTCGGAAACCAACAATGGCCAGATGCTCACCAACTATTTCCTGCGGGGCGAATGGCTTTCGCAGCAGCAGAAAAGCGTGAGTCGGCTGCCTCCACTGGCTATCGCGTGTTGGTATGGCGCTTTCGATGGAACAAGCTGGACGAATCATTCCGGGATCACGGGCATTGCAGGAGCTATTTCGAATGCGAATCTGACCCTGTACCCGCACGGATACCGGTACATCGTCCTTGATGATGGGTGGGGAAACACGAACCTCGACCCGAATGGTTTGATGCAGTTGCATTCGGGAATTTCCAACACCTTCGGCATCGGCACAGCGGGCGTGCAGGCTTTTATCAACGCGATCCATACCAACGGCTGGAAGGTCGGCCTGTACATCGACGGTGGAACCAACCTGTCGGCGGGCGGCTTCCAGCATGGCGTGGGCGGAATACTGTGGACGAATGTCAGTGCGCTTGGGCGGTATGGCGTGGACTTGATCAAGCAGGACAGCTACGAGTATCAACTGGAGCTGTCCGCTGGCATTATTGGCAACAACGGCTACACGATTTTCTTCACCGGCGCGGAGCAGAATGGCGATTTGCCGTTGCCCGCTGTCTATCCGGCCATGATGAATTCCCCTCGTTCGGTGAGCGGCGGCGACATCACGTCCTACACTCAACTGTTGCGCTGGACGGACGTGATCATGACCAACGGCTGGTGGCATTGGGTCGGGCCGGGACAGTTCATCGACATGGACTACATCGGCGGAGCGTACAATAATGGTGGCGGGTTCAACGCGGTCAAAAGTCATCTGGTCATTTGCGCCCTGTTTTCCTCGCCAATTTACGACGACGCCCCTTTCACGACCAGTTCGCCGACGACTCCGTGGTTTACCAACGAAGCTATCCTTGCCATCGATCAGGACAGCGCCGTCATCTGCGCCCAACGCTGGTTTCAGACCAACGGCTGCGATGTGTACCTTAAACCGCTTGGCACACCGACCGGCCCGCAGTACGCGCTCGGCATATTGAACCGCTCCTCTCTTTCTTCCGCCACGGTGACGCTTTATTTCACTAATCTCGACCCGCTGGTCAATGGCCGCGTCCAGAACTGGTCGGCCTACGATTGCGTTACCAATACCGGGGCGAACAACGGCTGGTTGTTCCAGAACACTAATGCCTTTTCGGTCACTATCGGCACCAACGACTCCATCCTTTGGCGACTGGTGCCCGGTTACGCCATGACCACTAACATCGTATCGGTAAACTGGCCCTATTCGGTGACGATGAGCGTCATGTCGAATGGGGTGCCTTTGACCGTTTACGGAGCCATCGACACCGACGCCAGCAACTACATCGCCCGCGCCGGAACCATCACCAACAGCCAGACCGAAATGCTGGCGGCGGCAGTGGCCGTGTCTTTGGGCAAGCAACACGGCTGGTGGAATAATTGGGACGCGCTGTATCTGTTCCGGGGGTCAACTTCCAATTCGTGCGCCCAAAACCTGATCTCGTCCAGTTACGGGGTGAAGTGGAACACGAGTGGCGTCACCTACGGCTGGTCTGGCGTGACTGGCGATGGTTCGGCAGGATTCGGTGATACGCAGTTCACGCCCTCGACCGCCTCCAGCCCGAACTATACGCAAGGATCGGCCAGTCTCTTTTGGTACAACCAAACTACGGCTCCAACCGTGAACATTGGCGCGTTTCTGGGGAGCAAGAATACCGCTTGGGCAGGCGGGGTGTACACCACATCCACGACGGTCGTCACGGCATTAGGTTTGAACTTTGCGAACTTTGGCTCGGCCATCAACCCAACGACCGACGGTTACACTGGAAACGCGACCGGGCCGTGGATGATCTCCCGGCTCGACACGAACCTTCAGCCACCGTCCCCCGGCT